GGACGGACAGGAACCCACTGATTACGAAGTTTCACTACTCTGGGTTTGTCTTGGTTTTTAAGAACAAGTTCATATATACAACTCATTAATTCTTTAACACCAGTTTCAGCAAATCCTCTTGCGATTAATTCAACCCTAGACTGAGCAGAGGTCATGGTAGCGCTTACCGCTGTTGCTGTAGTGTGAGATGTTAAGGCTTTATCATTAAGTCCCTGACTCATCTTGCTGACACCACTACGCGACTCTCTCTGCTGGTCAAGGTAACTAAGCATTTGAAAAGAAGATGCTTCTAACTGTGGTGTTGCCAAAGGCATAACAGCATTAGGTGATTTAACCCTAACTACACCACCCGGACGCTGGGATAACAAGTCATCCAGATTTGCTTGACCTTCAAGGACTGCATACCTGCCAAAGTTTTGGTTGTACATATTGTCCATGAGATTCCGCATCAACGTACTCTTAATGAGTTGCAAGTCCATAATAAGGTCTGCAATAGACAAACCAAAAAACTTGTGAGGAATCTTTACAGGCGTAATAGTAACAAACGGAATCCTGTCAACAGGATCATTAGCAAGTAACTTATTACCAACAGTACATATCTTTCTTAGTTCTGCAATGCCATCGTCATCGTAGTCTGTCTTTAGGTATGACTCATAAAGATAGTATTCGCGCAAAGCCTCTTCATTGTCCTGAGTTGCACCCCATCCTTCAAAGTAGTTAGCAGACTTATCAAACTCAT